AATTTGCAAAATATGGTGGATCGACAATTGCAAGATCAAATTCATTATCTTTCATTTCCCTCATAGCCTGCAAACAATCACCATGTATCAATTTAATCATTGTATTCTCCTATTGATGAGCATTATAACGCATGAATTGCATGACAAAGTACCTTAAACTGTCCATTGCGTGATCATTGTCCTTCTTGACGACATCTTTTTTTGATTTATGATCCCATTTATATAGTCTAAATTCCCTGAGAAGGTTTTTACAAGTATTGAAAAATAATAGTCTTGTTTTCCCTTCCTCATTTATTTGCAAGTACTCTCTGACCATATTTATGCCCTCATTTACTCCCAAATGCTTTGGTGCTGGCAATGTTCTGATATTACATTCTCTGCCAAGTGTTAAACGACCATCTTTGCTCTCTGGATCGGCTACATACCATAATATATCTTCATCATGCAATTTGTTTATTCTGTTGATTTCTCTACCACTTTCTATGGTTGTATGATTTGCCCAATAAAGTTCTCTATAAACAATTAATGTAGTATCTGCATGGAAATAGCCAGAAGGTGCCTCAGCAATCCATAAAGCACAAAATGGATGAGAAGAACCAAAGTCAATACTGACATATCTTCTCCAGTGGTTTGGAATTTCCTGTGGAACTATAACATGAGTTGATTTATCGAAAGAAGGATAAACCAAACCAGATTGGCTTGTAAATTCGCCAAATAAACGTGCATTTTGCTGTTGCACTGTAAGATGTGATACTGACCTTCTAAGTTTATAAGAAGATATATATGGATTATCCAAACCAGATATTTTTACAACCTCAAAACCATCTGCTGGGTTTTCTATAAACCTTTCAAACATCCAAGATAAACCTTTAAGTGGTGTAGCTGTTATGATTACTTTTCCTTTTAAATCAACAGTTCTCAGAAGAACTTCGTCAAATATACCCTCGTCATTTGGTTCCTCATCTATCCAGCAAAGTGAAATACTCCCACCTTGGAAGGATTGACGGCCAGAATCACATGACATACTGACAATACGTCCACCATTTGGAAGTATAGCAACTGCTCTATCTTGAGATAACCACCTCGTTTTTTTGGTTCCTTTTGGAAGGTATTTATCTAATTTGGGTCTAAGATATTCTAGTCCATCTTTATAGGATAGAGATGCACACCAGACAGTGCTTGGATTGGGTGGTATTAGATTACCTGGCAAACCATTTATTTCTAACCAATCTTTGACGTATTGTTCTTTTGATCCAGAAGCAAAAGCAACAGACAGACATGCACCAACCTCAGTTTTCCCTGCTCTGTTACCGCCTGATATGAGAGATGCCTCATGACCCAAATGAAACAATGTATGTTTTTGACTAGTCCGTTCCTCAGTTATATCACAAAACTTACAATGAAATAATCTACCCTTAACATGTGTCATTGGTCTTCCACAGCCTTTTGATCTGGCTGTTTCCATTCCTTCCCATCTATGGCAATAAGGTGTCCATAATTGTGCTAATGCCAAAGGATATTCTTTTGCGTATTTTAATAGCTGTTGTTTTTTATTTAAGATGTTTTCGAGTTTATGTCGTTCCATACTTAAATTCTTTATAATCTTTCATTAGTGCCTCATTACATTCTATTAATAATGAAGTGTATTCTTGACCTGTGTACAAGTGTATATCATACAATAAAGCAGATTGGACAGGTAGTTTTGGAAAGTTCTGCCCATGTGTCCATCTTGACAATTCTCTTTTTTTCCAATCAAACCGTTTTACAAATTTATCTTTACTGCCTATTTTTTTGGATAGCCAAATACCAAAGTATTTATTTTTAATCTTCTTATTACTCATGTTTATTCCTCATCTAGATCTATAACTGGTCTTGATATAAGTTCCTTTAATTGGTTATCTGTATTCTTTAATTCATTATATAATTGTGCTACAGATATTTGAGAATTGTCCATTGTAATTTCTATGATTGGATCTTGACGTACTGTATAATTATGCCGTCTCTCCAACAGCCAAGCAGCTGCATGCCATGTTCCTTCTTTTGCTGCTTTTTGTATTAGTGCTAGATTCATAAGAGCATTATTTGATTCTGCCTTTTTTATCCTTCTATATAGTTCAGCAAATACTGTATCCGTTTCATTTTTTCCACGATTCATCCAAGCAAAATAAGATGCCTCAGAACAGCCAGCATGTTGACATGATAATTTTATAGTCAATCCATTCTGAATACCCTGTTCCAGAAGTGTAATGATAGTATTGTTTAATTTTATGTTTCTGCCCATTATATTCCATAGATAGCACTGTTGGTACTGTTCTCAAAACATTCTACACTTATAACTTTTGCTCTATCTGTATCTAATGTTTGTAATAATTTAAAAACCATTTTGGCAAACATCTCACAACCTACATGATCAATTGTTCTCAAATCTATTATACCATTTTGATCAAGGTTATAGAAGGTGTCCAAATCGGGATCGTCATTTGCTATTATAGTCGTATGGTCAAATATGAAATTTAATTGTTGTTTTATATCTTTAAATGAACCAAAGTCAACGACCCAATTTCTATGGTCTAGATCTCCTTCAAAAGTAGCTTTAAATTCTAGAGCATAGCCATGTAATAATCTACAATGTGATTTTGCTCTCCACTGTCGAAAACAGGTTGAATAACCTCTGAATATCTTTGTAGATCTATAAACCATAATGTTTCACCATTTCCCCAAATCGTTCCATGTATGATACTGGAAGTGCTTGAAAATATCTAATATTGTTTTTAAGTAAATACTTTTGCATTCTGAAAAAAGTATAAAGATTTATTAAAGATCTTTGGTCGTGGTTTGCTGGTGAAAAAAACTTAGGATTTAATATCCAATCTATATTTATTCTATATTGCTGAATGGTCCTTCTATGTTTTTCTAGATTATGTGGTTTAATTATCTTTTTAAATGCTACAATTTGCTTTCTTCTTTGATCCCAAAATGCTATCTGTCCAAATGCATTATGGGAAGATGGAGAACTAGAATCAGCAGAATATGGTTGTATATCTTTAAGAACGTCCATAGAACCACAGCCCAAAATATGAAATTTGGTTTTTGTATGTTTTCTTATAAACCTGGCAGTATCATATAAATATTTTCTATCTTCTGTCTTCTTTAATCTATTAGCAACACCACCTATAGCAATGAACTTGTTATTTGCACAAAGTTTGAGAAGTTCTTTTGCTCTTTCTTTTGGTGATAAATCTGATCTAGTAAATACAGGAACAGGATTCAAACCAGCTGCTTTCATTACCTCAAAATTATAGTCTGACTTTTCAGCATCTCCAATTACATCTAAGTTCATATAATTCCAAATCCAGTTCTTATTTTCTTTGACGAAGTGTATATAATCATCCAATGTTACAACTTCTTTGCCCTGTGTAAAGTTGGTGAAAGCACCACTATCCAAAAATAGATCTACCCGTTTATTCTTGATAATATCTAAGTTTGGCACACTGTTATTCCATAAGGCATATGACAGGAGTATTTGAAATTTATCTGATTGTAATGCCATCATATCCCATTAGTGCTGTTTCAATTGTTTCTTTAATTTCTTCTAATTTACTCAACGGACAGGTAATTGATATCTTGTCTGTGGCATTATCTTCTAGATCTTTAATTTCTTCTTCCAAATCCAAAGATGTTTCACCAATGTCGTCATTTAAGATGCTATCAAGTTCATACTCATCAAAACCCAAAACTTCTATATTTACGTCACTTTCTTCTATCTGTACCAATAAATCTTTGAGTAGATCCTCATCCCACATAGCCAACTCACCAAGTTTATTATCTGCTATAGCAAATGCTGTTGCCTTGTTATCATCTAGATCTGTATATATTACAGGCACCTTTGGAAGATTTAATTTTAAAGCTGCTTTATATCTGGTATTGCCAGCAATAATTTTATTTGTTTTCTTCTGTACTATTAGAGGATTTAAGAACCCAAACTCAGCAATAGATACAGCAACTTGCTCTACAACATGCTCATTAATTCTTGGGTTTTCTTCCCAAAGTTCTACCTTGTCAATATCAATCCATTTACTCTGCATGGTGGTTCTCCATATATTTATGTTCTTCTGCTAATGCCCATTTCAGTACGTTGTGCCAAGTGTCTTGATATTCTACTGGATCTACTCTGCCAATTTTATAGAAAGCAAGTATTCTTTCCACATCTGATCCCGTTCTGCCGTTTGCTTTTCCTTCTGCATCTGGCAAATAAGATGTATTGGTATTTGCTAGAACTGTATCAAAATCTAGATTTAATTTAATACAATCATTAAAGCAGCTATGCAAAATATCTTCTTTGAATACATTTATGTATGGAAGATAGAAAGATACTTTTTCACTATTCCAATTTCCATTCTTAAATGCGTTCTCTAGTTTTTCATAAAAGTCTTCTCTGCAATCTGGATAGACAGAAAAATCACCACTATGTACACCCAAAGCAATTTCCACATCTTCCTCAAATGTATTTGCTAATGACTGTGCCTGTGCATAAATAATAGATGAAAAAATAGCATTTCGGTTTGGGACCACTGTCTTTTTCATATTCTCGTCAGCATAATGACCTTTTGGCATCTCCAAATCAGAAGATGTTAATGCAGATCGTAAAGATGCCATAGCACTTCTTAAATCTATTCTAGTATGCTTAAATTTAAAGTTCTTACTTTTAAGATATTCCAAATTCTGGTCAAGTCGTTCTAGTTCCAATTTATGCTTTTGCCCGTAATCAAATGAGAATAAATATACATCTTTATTTTGGGCCAATAACTTTATGAGTAGACAAGTACTATCCATGCCACCACTAATGCTCAAAACTGTTTTCATTGTTCCTTCTCCAATAGCAAAAACTCATTTCTTGCTTGTTGATCTTCTCGGAATACTCCCAGCATACAACTTGTTACCATCTCTGCTGTAGGTTTATATGCTCCACGTGTTCCTATGCAAAGATGGTGTCCACGTACAATAACAGCAACGCCACGTGGCTGTAATACTTCCAGAATAATATCTGCTATCTGCTTGGTAAATACTTCTTGAATTTGTAGTCTTTTCCCAAAGGCATCTACTACTCTGGCAAGTTTGGAGATGCCAACCACTCTATTATTTGGAAGATATCCAATTGATACAGTTCCCAAAATAGGTGTCATGTGATGCTCGCAATGACTCTCAAATCTTATATTTCTAAGAATAATAATATCGTCATATCCTTCTACTTCATCAAAAGTTCTTTGTAATATTTCTTTTGGATCCTGTTTATATCCTTTAAACCACTCAGAATAAGCTTTAACTACTCTTGCTGGTGTATCCAATAAACCTTCTCTATTTGGATCCTCTCCAATGTATTCTAATAACTTTCTGATATAATCTTCTTCTTTCATCTTAACCCCAAATATTTATGTGTTTGAACTGATAATCTGAACATTGTATTATCTTTCATGAACTTGATAGCATCTTCCAAATGCCTGGCACCATTATCTTCTCCAGATTCCATTTGGATATACCAATGTATACATGCCATCTTATGATAATCAAAATCTACATTATATGGAAAAACCAATTTGAGATCTGTTGCTCTAGTCAATTCTATATGATTATAAGATCCCTTTCTATCTTTTTTGGGAGATACAGTCACGTGACCTTTGTTGTGGCTGTTCAGCAGCTTGGTGATGCTACATTCTTTGGTTCCATTGGTCTCTAGAGATACGCAAATATTATCATCCAGAAGATCTATAAACAAATCTATAAGTTTATCATTATGCAATGTTGGTTCTCCACCAGTAAATATTATCAAAGGATAACAATGGCATGAATCAGCATAATTATCTATAACTGTTCTGAGTTCCTGTATAGTCAAAGAATATTGATATTTAAAGTCTGTATCACAGTATAATGCACAATTACCTTTGCCCTTGTCTCTATCCTTCTCCAATCCATTCCAAAGATTACAGCCAGCCAACCTAACAAATAATGCATGCCGACCATGTTGCGATCCCTCAAATTGGATGCTCTCAAAAATCTCTGCTATTGGAAGTTTCATATTTTTTATATCCTCTAATAAATAAAAAAAA